GATCTTGCACTAGCACCGCTTGACGCTCAAACTTCATATGCGGGTACTTTCACGGCTAACTTTGTGGGCGATTCTGCTATTACATATACGGGTGACTTCACAACTGATTACACAAGTATTGACATATACGTCAATGACAGCACAGGACTAGATTATAGCCCAGCCTATGCGAGTGGTTATATTGGCGACTTTACTGCTGTTTATACGGGAAATTATCTTGGAGCGTATGAAGGAAATTATAATCTAACTTATGCAAGTACAGCGTATCTAAGTCGTTATAGTGCGACAGACTACATTGGGTCGGATGGTTCATATGAAACCAGTTATAATAGCTTTTACGAAGGTCCATCGGGCACCTATTTAGCAACTTACGTGGGCACGATGGCGTACTTTGGTGATTATGTGGTATCACCCGACGAACTAGATTACACTACTGACTACGGCGTTGGCATAAAGTATACGGGAGATTATCAAGGTCCTGCACATCCGGGCTTTGAAACAAATTATATTGGTTCTTATCAGTCTGAAGTTCAAGAAGGTGGTGGCACGTTCTTGGATTCAGTAACATACTCCGGTAACTTTATTAGTGATTACTCAAATCCAACAGACTATGTATCTGATTATACAGGTAACTATGTAGCAAACTACCTTGCTACTATTATAGTTTACTCGTCTGAGTATATTTCCAATTACGCCGGTAATTATACTCTTGAAGGCTATACTGGAGACTTTCTTGCCAACTTTACTGGAACTGAAGCATATACTTCAGACAGTGCGGGTGACGGCGCTATCATAATTTCAGATTATCTGGGAACATATACTGGAAACTATGTTGACTCTGGTGATGCATCATACATTGGATCTTACTTGGGCGACTTCAGTGCGAATTACACAGGTAACTTCTCATCTAATCTAGAATACACTGGTGGAGATGGCGGCACATATTTGGGCGCATATCTAGGAAACTTTAGTGCGATTTACACAGGCAATTATGTCGGTGGGGCTTACCAGGCAACTTATGTCGGTGCATCGAACACTTCGTTGAATGTAACGAACAATGGTGCTTCTAACTACATTATTGATAGTGCATCGAACCCAACGTTGACACTTGAAAGAGACACTACATATACATTTAACTTAAGTGTCGGTGGACATCCGTTCTGGATTAAGACAGCGGCAACTACTGGAACTGGCGATCAGTTCAATACTGGTGTGACAAACAACGGCGCAGAAACAGGCACGTTGACGTTTACTCCTGACTCTGCCGCACCAAGTACTCTCTACTACATCTGTCAGTACCATAGCGGAATGGTAGGCACTATAAATATTGTTGCCGCCGGTTCTACAGACTACGTTACTGTCTTTACCGGTGTCGATCAAGAAAATTATATAGGTGACTTTACAACATCGTTTACAGGCGGCTACAATGCATAATGGATTTCTAGACAAAAGAAGAAGACATCTCAACCTGCGTGAAATGCAGGTCGAGAACGTGTTGCCTGAACATTTTGCTCAGTTCTATCCTAAGTTTATCGCTCTGCTAAAAAACTACTACGAGTGGCAAGATCAGAACGATCCTAACGAGTTGTTAAATCATCTCTTCGCTGTTCGTGATATTAACGAAACTGACATCACACTACTCTCGTTTATCGAGGACGAGTTTCTTTTGGGTGAAGCATACTTCGAAGGCTTTGGTACAGAAGACTTTGAAAAGCGAGCCGCCGCAAACTTCTCTAATACTCTGTTCAGATCAAAGGGTACAAAGTTTGCTATCGAATGGTTCTTTAGATCATTCTACGGTCTAGACGCTGACGTAATTTATCCAAAAGAAAACGTTTTCACACTAAACAATCCAAATTCGCAGGTTGGTCCTGACTCGTTGAGATACTTGACCAATGATAAGTTATATCAAACGTTCGCTCTGTTAATACGTGTTGGTGTGCCTATTTCAAAGTGGCGAGATATTTTCAAACTGTTTGTTCATCCTGCGGGCATGTATCTTGGTGCTGAAGTGTCGGTTGACGATGTTGTTACTCCAGCAATCAACGCTGTCATGCAAGACTCTGCTGTGGATCAGAGACCTTCTCCTGTTTGGACGCTAACACGCTTTCTTGATAGTGCGGGTCGTTACGGTGAAGCTTACATCGGCGATCCTGTATACAACACACTGACAGGTAATATCGATAGTGTTCCAGAAGGAACAATATTTAAGTATAAAATTAGCGGCACAAATATTCCAGCTGGTACAGGCACTGTTCGTTATTTTGTTGATCCTGCTGGTGGTGATCTTGCCAGTGATACATCAACAAATGACTTCTACAATTTCGATTCGGCGGGCGCATTCAACTACACGCCGCCGTATGAAGTGCCTCTTAGAAGCAGTAAAGCAATTTTGCAGTTACAGCAAGACAGTCCGCTGGGACCTGCGTTTGGTTACTTTACAATACCAACAGGCATTGATAGTGTCGAAACAGAAGGTCAAGAAGCATTTACTGTATTCGTTGAAGACGTTGGTGAAAGAACCATCGCGTCCGATCGTGTAGTGTTAAACGATGTCATTACAAGATATCAAATGACACCCTTTGATCCTGTTGACGAAGGAAATAATCTTTCGATTTTTGTATCGCACGGCTCAGGTTCTCTTTATGATGGTAACCCCAATACGAAAGCGTGGAATAGCACAACGCTGTACTGGTATGGTAAACATATTTCAACAACCGATTCTGATTTTGTCACGCCGTTGCCTGACTCAAGCAGTCCACAACCCGTAAATATTAGACCAGCATCGATCAGTGGAAATCCTCCTAACGTCGGAACTGTGTCAGAAGGTTTAATCACTATTCCGATTCGTGGCGACACGGTATCAGAAAGCACAGAGCATTTCGCTGTAATACTTGAGACGTTCGAAGGAATTAAGAAAGACTCTGTAACTGTTGCGATTAACAACACAGCGGCTACGTTTACGGTCACACCGAGCGCGGCGAGCTATACTGAAGGTGATACTCTTTCATTTACAATCAATCATAGTTCGCAAGATGGTGGCGATACAGTCACATGGCAATTTACTGGCGGGATAGCTAGTGATCCACGTCCACTTGCAACTTCTGGATCGTTTAACTTAAATAGCGGCACATCGACAACATTTAGCATTCAAGTTCGGGCTGATACTATTCAACGAGGTACAGTCGGAGGATTTTTTCAAGTTACGAATAGTAAATACAGTCCTGCTCTCGTAGCAACCTCTTCTGGTTTCAACGTGTTCGATCAAAATCCAGTATACAATCTTACGATGAATCCTACAACCGCAAATGAAGGTGATACTGTTACATTCGATGTGTCTGGAAGCAACATTACTGACGGCACTTATTATCTTCAGATTGGTAATGTCGGCACAAATAATTTAGATTTCTTAACGTATGCTGGCAATGGAGGAGCTCCTGGACAAGGATTAAACTCACGTGCTTCAATTACGGTAACAAACAATAGTGGAACAAGTTCATCTCTTGTTTTTGCTGACAGTTCCGAAACTGCTGATGAATCTTTTTATGCGTATCTTCATTCAGATCCTGTAGTGTTCGATCCGCTTGTTTCTTCGTTAAATCAGATTCGTGGTGGTGCGGCGGCTACTTACACTCTTACTCCGAACAAAACACGTGTTCCAGAAGGTGAGACTTTAACGTTTACATTTACAACGACTGGCGCTGACGGAATATTCGATTGGCAAGTACGAACGTCCGACACTTTCTTAACTTTTGATGGATTACGAGGCTTAACGCCAAATGACTTTGGTAAACTAAATCCCACCACAGGCGAGTGGGATGTCGATGAGCCTACAAATGTAGGACTGTATTCCTATTCGCAATTGCCATACGGAGATGAAGCAAGCGAAGGAAATGGAATGGTAGTTTCTGGTGGAACAGGAACGTTCTCGTTGCTAATTCGTGATGATGGTCAAGACGAAGATTCAGACGAACAAGATTTCTGGGCAATTGTTAAAAACAGTTCGGGTGTAACACTCGCTCAGTCTGCTTCTGTTCGTATCATCGATGCAGACGCAGTTGATTATAATCTGTACGTTGTTGAGCAAACGGGTGTGCGCGATAGTGCTGTTACAGAAGGTACTGAGAGTCTTGTATTAAACTTTACGACGAATGCGGCAGTTGACGAAAACTTGTATTTTGAATTGCAAAAGTCAGATGCTCTTGGTAGCCCTTGGTCTAGCAAATGGACAAACAATGCACAAAAATACATACCCTTTGCTGAAACTGATCCAGCATCTACAGCGATAAAACTTTTGTATACGCAAAATGGTGGTGCTGACATGGGCGCACCAATATTTGATGGCACATACGAAGGCGAGCAATTTGGCGTAGCGTATCTATCACGAAACGATTTTGCAAGTAATGGTGGTGACGTACTCGACACAATGACGTTCTCTGTACTAGATGCGCCTGCAACATGGACATTAACTGCTAGCCCTTCGACTACTGTAGACGAAGGTGATGCAATTTCGTGGAGTGTTGGTGGAACTAATATTCAAGACGGCACGTACTATTATAACATTACTGACTATGATGTAATTGAAACCGATCAAAGTGGTTCCGGTTCGGGGCAGTCTGCGATTCGCACAAGTGATCCAGAAGCACTGAACATTCCAAATGGCAGTGTATGTATTAACAATGCAAATGTGCCAGGAACTGTTACAGGCGCATTTGCTGTGACCGTCAGTGGTTCTATATTATATTATCAAATCAACATGAGCGAAAACTTAACTGCAACCGTTCAGAACGCACGGCTAGTATTTGGCAGTGAAGAAGCTTTGGCTGACTTTAACTCAGGATCGGCAGGCACGTTCACTATGACAAGTAATAGTGGTGGATTTGCTACGTCTACAGCCACAAATGACGATACGATTGATGACACATACACAATGGCTATATATGATCGAGCAGGTCCAACAGCACCAGCGGCAAGTGTAGGATTTACAATCACTGATACGACTGTGGGCGGTCCTGGTGGACAATCTACAGTGAACTTTGTTGCCGAACCCAGCATTGGCGGGTTCTTTGTCGCTGATCTGAAAGTTGTTACTGATGCAGATGCTCTTGCTACGGCGATATCATCCGTAGAGATTCGACCAGATGGTGGAGTATACGGAAAAGGCAATCTTGATCCTTTAGGCAGTAATGGAGTAACATTTATTAAGATCGGCACATGGCATCAATCAGCGACTACTACAGGTAACTTTACCGTAAGGGCTGAAATTATTTCTGGTCCTACTCTCACGTCAGTAGCACAGGGTAGCTACGGAACAGACTTATCATTGTCTTCTACTCAGTCTTGGTCGCATCAAGTGCGAGTCCGAGCGCCGAATTCTAGATTTACTTCAATGCAAGTTAGATATACGATTACCGATGATGCTGATCCTACAAACACAGCTAGCCAAAACATAGTGTTTAACAGCGAAGTTGAATACATCGGAAATGCAGTAGAAACTCCATAATATGAAAAAAGACGATCCTAACATTAAGTCAGACTACGATTATTCCCGAGCAACTTACTATGAGTTGATTGACAAGGGAAGAGAATCGCTCGATCTGATGATCGAGGTTGCTCGCGAGTCTGAGCATCCAAGAGCCTTTGAAGTTCTGTCGAATATGATCAAGAACATTTCAGATGTCAATGACAAGTTGATGGAACTAAATAAGAAAACCAAAGACATTACACAAGAAAAAGAAGAGCCTAAAGCAATTACCAATAATAATGTTTTTATAGGAAGTACAACTGATCTGCAACGTCTGTTGCAACAAAGCGAAGATGAAAAGGTGATTGATGTTAGCCCATCGAATGAGTGATCACGAACATTATTTAGGTAATATCAATGTAAAACGTGACGGGGTACAGCAAGAGTGGACTCAGCATCAAGTGCTAGAGTACGCGAAGTGCATGAAAGATCCTGCATATTTTGCAAAGACTTACGTAAAGATTATATCACTTGATAAAGGACTTGTCAACTTTGACCTATACCCATATCAAGAAAAAATGTTCAACCATTTTAACGATAATCGGTTTTCTATCGTCTTGGCTTGTCGTCAGTCTGGTAAAAGTATTTCGTCAGTTGTTTACTTACTTTGGTACGCTATATTCCATCCTGAGAAAACGATTGCGGTTCTTGCCAACAAAGGCGCAACTGCAAGAGAAATGCTTGCACGTGTCACGTTGGCTCTTGAAAACTTACCCTTCTTTTTACAGCCTGGTTGCCGCGCTCTCAACAAAGGTAGTATTGAGTTTTCAAATAATTCTCGCATCATTGCTTCTGCTACTTCAGGCAGTTCTATTCGTGGTATGTCTGTCAATCTATTGTTTCTTGACGAGTTTGCTTTTGTTGAAAGAGCTAGTGAGTTTTACACCTCGACATATCCGGTAATCTCTGCGGGTAAAGATACAAAAGTTATCATAACATCTACCGCTAACGGTATTGGTAATACGTTCCACAAAATCTGGGAAGGCGCTGTACAAAAGACTAACGAGTATCAAGCCTTTACAGTTAACTGGTGGGACGTGCCAGGACGTGATGAAGAGTGGAAGAAGCAGACGATTTCGAACACGTCACAGATGCAGTTCGATCAAGAATTTGGTAATACGTTTTTCGGAACGGGCGATACACTGATCAATGCAGAAACACTGCTTAATCTAAGAGCAATGCCACCTCTCAAAATGCTTGAGGGCGGTGATGTAAAAATCTACGAAGAAACATCAAAGAATCACGAATATCTCATGATGGTCGACGTAGCAAAAGGAAGAGGACAGGACTATTCGACGTTTAACGTAATCGATATATCTGTGCGACCCTTCAAACAGGTCGCTGTGTATCGGAACAATACTATTTCTCCAATACTCTTCCCTGACATTATCTATAAGTTTGCGAAAGTCTACAATAACGCATATGTGATCGTTGAATCAAATGATCAAGGTAGCGTGGTTTGTAGAGGCTTGTATTATGATCTAGAATACGAAAATGTTCACGTGGAGTCAACAGTAAAGGCAAATGCTGTTGGCATTGAAATGACACGGAAGACAAAACGTCTTGGTTGTTCTGGCATCAAAGACCTTCTTGAAAACAATAAATTAGATATTGTTGACGATGATACCATCTTAGAGATTTCTACGTTCGTATCGAAGGGACAGTCTTACGAAGCCGCTGATGGCAACCACGACGATTTGATGATGAACTTAGTGATGCTTGGTTACTTTATATCGACACAGATGTTCTCAGACATGACAGACATCAATCTCAAGCAGATGATGTTCGAACAGCAGATGAGACGTATCGAAGAAGATGTGGTGCCGTTTGGTTTTCATGATGATGGGTCTAGTGCCATTCAAGAAATCGAAGATAGAGAACGTATGAAGTACGAACCGTGGCAGTTGTCATGGGACGAACCATACTGAAAACAGGTAATTTATAAATAAATACATTGAAATTATCCGTATTATGTTCTCTTATCATATATTAACGAAAAAAAGGACACGACCATGGCATTAATACCATCTGAGTCTCCAAGCATTCTCGTAAAGGAATTCGATCTGTCTGGTGTTGTGCCGGCAGTCACTTCTTCAACGGGAGCGTTTGTAGGGGACTTTAACTGGGGTCCAGCTAATCAGCCTATTCTGGTAAGTAGTGAAGCAGAATTGGCTTCGCAATTTGGATCTCCTTCTGACGATTCTGCGGCGGCAGTATCGGATTTTCTCTCCGCTTCAATGTTTTTGAAGTATTCAAGTAGCGCGTACGTAACACGTACCGTAGACGATTCAGCACAAAACGCAATTGCGGCTGGTGCTGACCAAGTGTTGATTAGAAATCGTGCTGATTGGGATGCGCGTAGCGTCACAACTCTCAACAACTATGTTATCGCAAAATATCCTGGCACTTTAGGTAACAGCCTTAAGATTTCAATGTGCCCATACAGCGAAGGTGATAGTGCGTTCGATAACTGGACTATTGACGGCGCTAATATCTCTACACTGTTTGATGGTGCACCAAGATCATCGGCTAACGTAGCTGGTTTTGGCTTTGCGGCTGACTCTGAAGTTGGTGATGAAGTGCACGTTGTCATTCTCGACGAGGATGGTAAAATTTCAGGAACACCGGGAACAGTACTAGAGAAGTATGAGTATCTTTCTCTAGCCACTGACGCAAAAACTTCTAATGGCTCAACAAACTTTATTCAGAACGTTTTGAATAACAAGTCTGAATATGTTTGGGCACCCAACTTGTCGGATGCTTTCCCAGGAATTACAAGTGCGGCATCGTTTAGAGGTTCTCAAGCGGCTCGTGTAGCGAACTATTCTCTTGATCGAGGTAGAGCGGCTAATCCGGGCATAAACGATTATCTGATTAGTTTTGGTGAATACAACGATCCTGATGTAATTCAAGTGGACTTCTTAGTTGCACCAGAAATTTCAGACAGTGCTGACTGTAGAACTATGGCCAACAGCTTGACTGCACAAGCGGTAGCACGTAAAGACTGCGTTGTTGTAACTTCACCTCCTGCAGAAATTGTGACAGGAAGAGGTTCGAATACCAGTACAATTGCTTCTGCTACAGCGGCATGGGCTAATACGCTGAACGCTTCTTCCTACTTGATCGTCGATGGCAACTACTTGAAAGTATACGATAAGTATAACGATGAGTATGTGAATATTCCTGCGGCTGCCGCAACAGCGGGTGTGATGGCGTCTACCGATCTGAATGCAGATCCGTGGTACTCTCCTGCAGGCTCTAGAAGAGGGCAGTACTTTGGAGTGACATCTCTGGTGTACAACCCTGCTAAGGCTCAAAGAGATACGCTGTATAAAGCCGGTGTTAACCCAATCGTTAACTTGCCAGGACAAGGAATTTTGTTGTACGGAGATAAGACTAAGTTAGGTCGTCCTTCTGCGTTTGATCGCATTAACGTTCGTCGCCTCTTCTTGGTGATCGAGCGAGCAATCAAAGGCGCCGCACAGAACGTTATGTTCGAATTCAATGATGAATTCACTCGTGCGGAATTCGTTAATATCATCGAGCCTTTCTTGAGAGAGATCAAGGGTCGAAGGGGTATCACTGACTTCAGAGTGGTGTGTGATGAAACAAACAACACTCCGAACATCATTGATAACAATCAATTTGTCGCATCGGTCTTCATTAAGCCTGCACGTTCTATCAACTACGTAACATTGAACTTCGTAGCAGTTAGAACTGGCGTAGACTTTGATGAAGTCGTTGGACTGGTTTAAGCGCAAGGAGAATAACTCATGGCGATTTTAGGAGTAGATGACTTTAAGTCGAAGCTGAGAGGTGGTGGCGCAAGACCTAATCTGTTCAAGGCGACACTTAACTTTCCAGTATACGCAGGGGGTGACGTAGAACTTACGTCATTCCTCTGTAAGACTGCGCAGTTGCCACAATCCTCAACTAACTCGTTTGCAGTACCGTTTCGCGGTCGCGAACTAAAAGTTGCGGGTGATCGTACATTCGAAGATTGGACAGTCACTATCATTAACGATACTGACTTTACCATTCGTGATTCGTTTGAGCGATGGATGAATGGCATCAACGCACACAGTGCTAACACAGGCTTGACAAACCCAGTTGATTATCAATCAGACTTGCTGGTTGATCAATTGGATCGTGACGAATCTGTGATCAAGCGTTATACGTTTAGAGGTGCATTCCCGACAGTTGTTGGACCAATCACCCTTGACTATGACCAGCGTGATCAGATCGAAACGTTTGATGTCACGTTCTCGTATCAGTATTGGGAAAGCAATACGACATCTTAATGGTGTACTAAATATAAGGGAGTCTTCGGGCTCCCTTATATAATTTTTTAGGAATACGTATGGCAGATAACGTAAACACATTGAAACTTTTTGGCTTCGAAATCAAGCGAGCCAAAAAAGATGACAAAGACAAAGAGAAATTACAGTCTGTTGTCCCACCAACTGACACTGACGGCGCGGGTTATGTAACTGCGACGGCGGGTCATTTTGGTCAGTACATTAATATGGATGGAGATGAGTCGAAAGACAACCATCATCTTATTTTGCGCTATCGTGGTGTAGCCATGCATCCTGAAGTAGATATGGCAATTGACGAAATTGTCAACGAAGGCATTTCTGCTTCTGAACTATCATCTTCTGTAGAAATTTCACTTGATGACATTGAAGCTGGTGAAAAGATCAAAGAGCAGATTCGTGAAGAGTTTGAAAACATTATCGGTATGCTCCGATTCAATGAGATCGGTCACGAAATCTTTAGGTCTTGGTACGTAGATGGTCGTATCTATCATCATCTTCTTATCAATGATGCACAACCAAAAGCAGGCATTCAAGAGATTCGAAACATTGACTCGACTCGCATTCGAAAGGTGCGCGAAGTCAAATACAAGAAAGATCCAACAACTGGCGTCAAGGTCGTAGACAAAGTTGATGAATACTATATCTACGAAGACAAGCCAGGCAACACGCAAACTGGTGTAAAACTGTCTAATGATTCGATCAGTTATGTCACTAGTGGTCTATTAGATGAGACAAAAAAGAAAGTTGTTTCGCATCTCCATAAAGCACTGAAGCCAATCAACCAGTTGCGCATGATGGAAGACTCGTTGGTCATCTATCGTCTCGCACGTGCACCCGAACGTCGAATTTTTTACATCGACGTAGGTTCTTTGCCTCGTGGTAAAGCAGAGCAGTACATGTCGGACATCATGTCCAAGTATCGCAACAAGCTGGTCTATGATGCAAACACTGGTCAGATCAAAGATGATCGCAAGCACATGTCAATGCTTGAAGACTTCTGGCTACCACGTCGAGAGAACGGACGTGGAACAGAGATCACAACACTGCCAGGCGGCGAGAATCTGGGACAGATAGATGACATCATCTATTTCCAGAAGCGACTGTATCGTTCTCTGAATGTCCCAGTGAATCGTTTAGAGCAAGAAGCACAATTCTCGCTTGGCAGATCGACTGAAATTTCTAGAGATGAGGTTAAGTTCCAAAAATTCATTGATCGGCTTCGTAGAAGATTCTCTTGGGTGTTCTTGGGTATTCTCAAGAAGCAACTCATACTTAAAGGTATTATCACCGAGCAAGACTGGGAAGAGTGGAAAGACAACATCTATGTTGACTTCGTAAAAGACAACCACTTTACCGAACTGAAAGAGATGGAGATTCTTCGCGAACGTATCGGTATCATGAACGAAATTACACAGTTCGTTGGTGAGTACTATTCGAAAGAATGGGTTATGCGTAACGTCTTGCGCATGTCCGATGATGATCTAGAAGCAATGAAAAAAGAGATCGATCAAGAAACTAAAGACGGTGAAATTGAAGATAAAGATGAAGAAGAGCAACAAGAGCCAGCGGCGCCTAAACCCGTACCTGTTCAAGTTGTTCCCGATGAACCAAAAGATGAGGAAAAATAATGTCTGACGAAGATGTAGTAATTGACGAATTGCAAGCAGAGCCTATTCAACCAAACTCTAAAGCAGTTGAAGATTTTCTAAAGGCGATTGAAGATCAAAACTTCACTCAAGCCGAGCGACAGTTTAATGATATGGTAGGTGATCGTTTGCAAGATACTTTGGATCAAGCCAAAGCAAGAATTGCGGCGTCTCTGGGTCAAGAAGAGCCAGAAGCTGAAGAAGATGATCTAGATGCTGTTGAGGACTCGCTTGACGATGACGAAGAAATTAGTCTTGATGATCTTGACTTAGACATCGATGATAATGAAGATGACGTGGATGAGGATGACGACGAAGACCTCGTTGCTCCTGTTTAAAAATCATTATTTTATAAATAAATAACACGAGACAAAATGTCAAAGGTAACTGATAAAGAAATTAAATTATTGGAAAAAGTTGCTAACGCCCATCTGTATGAAGTAATGGGCAACAAAGACAGGTATATAGACAAGCCTGATAATTTTAGCACAGTCCAATATATGAATGCAAGAGGACATGTTGATCAACTCAAATTAAAGGAGATGATCGTAAAATGTATCATAGATCATGTTGGAACGTCTGAAGCGTTTCTAAACATGGGAACAGCATGTGGTCATTTAGAGTATGCTAATCGATTGAACCACGGGCGATTGACAATCAGTTCATGCGAATGGGATTATCAATATGAGTGCTGTGAAAAGATACGTGACATGCTGGGCGTTCAGATCAGTTACAGATGTAATGACGTTTTAGGTGATGATTTTGAAATACGTGATTGTAAGACGTATTTCGATCACGTTATTTTAGATAGGTTTTTTCCTGTGTATCGAGCAGATACACACCACAGAACAGAAGAGGTATTGAAGAAATTTAAACCATACGCAAGGAGAGCAATTTTAATTGAGTCCGATGGCAACTGGTCAAAAGAACAATGGTCTTGGTTAGTCAAGACAGCCGAACGAAGAATTAAAATCTCAGGCGAATGGAATATGTTTCTGATAAAACTGGAAAACTTATGAAGACGTTTAAGAGCATCCGCGAAGCGAAGAAAAAAATGCCAGCAGGTGAACATGTCTTCGACAAGAAAGTGAATCGTCACTCAGTGATGATCCACAAAGACAACAAAGGGTTTACTGTCTATATTGACGGTGACAAACTAGACACCTATCGTTCTCAGAAAGAAGCTGAGAAGATGGGTGTAGCTTTCGCTAAGGAAATGTAAATGAAACTTATTACCGAATATCATGAAAACGACTTACAGTGCATCGTCGAAGCAAAGGATGGTGGTGAAAAGTCTTATATGATTGAAGGTATCTTTGCGCAAGCAGAACAAAAGAATCGTAACGGGCGTATCTATCCTAAAACAATTATGGAAAAGGCTGTAAATACGTACGTTGAACAACAGGTTAGCAAAAAGCGGGCTGTGGGTGAATTGAATCATCCCGAAGGTCCCACTGTTAACTTAGACAAAGTTTCTCACCTCATCACTGATCTTCGATTCGAAGGCAATGATGTAGTAGGAAAGGCACAAATATTGGATACTCCAATGGGCAAGATCGTTAAAGGCTTGCTTGATGGTGGCGTTCAACTAGGCGTGTCAACTCGTGGCATGGGTAGTCTTGAGCAAAGAAATGGCACAATGTATGTGCGAGAAGACTTTATTTTGAATACTGTCGATATCGTACAAGATCCTTCCGCGCCTGCGGCTTTCGTTAATGGTATTATGGAAGGCGTAGAGTGGGTATGGAATAACGGTGTTATTGAGGCTCAAGAAATTGAAAAAATGGAGACTGAAATTAAATCGGCTCCGACAAAGCATCTCTATGAGACGCAAGTTCGTGAGTACAAAAATTTCCTCTCGTTGCTCAAATCAAACTTTAAGGAGTAAAACATATGTCTGATCTAGACCAAAATGTTGAGCTTCCTATCGATGAGGACAACCAAATCGAGGAAGCAAGTGCTCAGAAGATGCCTGTTGGTACAGAGGCGGACTCTATTGCGTCTGTAGACAAGACTGACGCTCCTGTTAAGAAAGCTCCCGCTCGTAAAGGGGATCAGACTAAACAGGATCCGATGCCTAAGACCAAAGCAGGAATGCTAAACGCTATGTACAGCAAGATGTCTGGTATGAAAAAAGACCAACTGACTGCTATGTTCAGCAAGATGTCTGAAGAGTTCGAAGATGTAGAAGAAGGCGAAGCAGTTGAACTGCCCGAGTTCTCTTACAACGATGAACTGTCTGCTCTTGTAGAAAGCGAAGCTACTTTATCTGATGAGTTCAAAGCGAAAACTGCTGTGATCTTTGAAACTGCTATTCGTTCTAAGCTGTCCGAGGAAATCGAACGCCTAGAGGATGAATATCAAACTCGACTCGACGAAGAGCTGGACGCTACGCGCACAGACCTCGTAGAGAAAGTTGATAGCTACCTCAACTACGTAGTTGAGAACTGGATGCAGGAAAACAAACTCGCTGTTGAGACTGGCTTGCGCACTGAAATCGCTGAAGATTTCATGGGCAAACTGAAGGATCTGTTCCTTGAGTCTTACATCGAAGTTCCTGAGTCTAAAGTTGACCTAGTTGATGAACTTGCAGAGCAGGTTGAAGAGCTTGAAGAAAAGCTTAACAGCCAAACTGCAACTGTTCTTGAAATGTCTGAGAAGGTTGAGATTTATCAGCGTGAAGCGATTATTCGCGAAGCGTCTCGTGATCTCGCCGAAACTCAGGTAGAAAAACTCGCGTCTTTGGTGAGTTCTCTCGACTTCGAAGATGAAGAATCTTTCGCATCTAAAGTCAAGACTGTAAAAGAGTCTTACTTCAAGAAGGAAGTTGCTTCTACAGAAGAAGAGATCGTCGAAGACTGGGATACAAACAACACAGAGGTTTCTTCTGTGATGGACATGTATCTCAACGCCATCAAAAAATCTAATAAGTAAGGAGTACTAAGATGACTGTTCAAGTATCTTATGACAAACTCATCGAGAAGTGGAGCCCAGTTCTCGAGGAAACGTCTGCTGGTGAGATCAAAGATCATCACCGTAAAGCTGTAACTGCCGCTGTTCTTGAGAACCAAGAGCAAGCATTCCGGGAAGAAGCAGGCATGCTTGCTGAAGCCCCAACCAACACCAACTTCAGCGCAACTGGCGCTGCCGCTGGCGTAACTGGCGCAAACTGGAACCCTGTTCTGATTGCTCTCGTTCGACGTGCTATGCCTAACCTCATGGCTTACGATCTCGCAGGCGTTCAGCCTATGACTGGTCCTACTGGCTTGATCTTCGCAATGAAGGCTCGTCACAAGACTACTCGTGGTGGTGCAACTGCTGACACTGAAGCTTTGTTCCAAGAAGCGCACACTCCGTTCTCTGGCGACTCTTCTGTGTCGCAAGATTCGGCTAATGCCGCTGGTAACAAGGGTCCTTCTGGTCTGACTGGTGTTTCTGACACTGACAACGACTCTTCTATCGTTGACTCTGGTTCGTCTTACGTTCCTGGTGTTGGCGGTGGTATGTCTACGGCTGATGCTGAAGCCCTCGGTTCTACCGGTTCTGCATTCGCAGAGATGGGATTCACCATCGAAAAGAGCACGGTTACTGCGAAGTCTCGTGCACTGAAAGCAGAATACAGCCTCGAATTGGCTCAAGACTTGAAAGCGATTCACGGTCTTGACGCTGAGACAGAGCTGGCTAACATTCTGTCTACTGAGATCCTCGCTGAAATCAACCGTGAGATCATCCGTACTATCAACAGCCAAGCCAAGATTGGTTGCCGACAAGCTGGTCTCCAGACTGCTGGTATCTTCGATCTTAGCACTGACGCTGATGGTCGTTGGTCTGTTGAGAAGTTCAAGGGTCTGTTGGTTCAACTTGAGCGTGAAGCAAACGTAATCGCGAAAGAAACTCGTCGCGGTAAGGGTAACATCGTTGTATGTTCTTCTGACGTTGCTACTGCTCTCGTTGCGGCTGGTATGCTCGACTACGCTCCTGCACTCAGCACGAACCTGCAAGTCGATGACACTGGTAACACCTTCGCTGGTGTTCTGAACGGACGTACTCGCGTCTACATCGATCCGTATGCAACTTCTGACTACGTAACTGTAGGCTACAAGGGTACTAACCCTTATGACGCTGGTGTGTTCTACTGCCCATACGTGCCTCTCCAGATGGTACGTGCAGTTGGCGAGAATGACTTCCAGCCACGGATCGGCTTTAAGACTCGTTACGGCATGGCTTCTAACCCATTCGTGGGCGCGACTCCTGCTGACGGTCTTGCTACCGCTCGTACTAACCAGTACTACCGTATCTTCCGCGTGGACAACATCCTCGCCTAAGAGATACAATAAAAAGAATCTCTTTAGAGATCATTTTTGGGGGAGCCGCAAGGCTCCCTTTTTTTATAAATATTTTCAGTCCTATGCTTGATACTGCATATGTGCCTGGTGCAGGTACATATCCGCGGTCTCACATATAGGAGAAATGAAATGAGATATACTCTGCTAGTATTAGCATTTTTAAGTACTTTTGCTATGGCGCATACAATTACGTATGACAATGGAGATGTTTATACAGTGGCTGATGACGAATTCGTTTTTGTGGCAAAGCAAAGCGAATTGTGGACTCGCCAAGTTTATAACAATGGCAACACGAATCAGTTTAAGAAAATTGTCCCATGGACGAAGGTAGACTATACGCCGCCTGATAATGGGACAAACACTGGCATGGTGTTTGGTTCGCACGAGTGGTGTGCGGCCTATGTGCCTTGGTCAGAAGGATACACTTTTGCAATGCAAGCATGGCAACGTTATTGTGATAGCAATAACGATGGAGTCTATGACGAAGACGATGAACGCTGGGAAGGATAAAGAAAAGGGGCTTGCGCCCCTTTTTTAATAGTAGCAAACTGGATTTTCAAAGTAATACACAAGAGGGTCAGGACTAGGTGCTGGCGAAAAAGCGACGATGTAATCGTCTTCAGCCAGTTGACTCATTCTATATCTGACTCTGTTTAGATGTTTCACAGCCTGTGTTTCTGGTGGTTGTGTTTCAATAGGCTGTAGGCAGAAACAGCCACCTTTTGTGCCAAGTCTTACTGTTTTACTGTTTTCAGGTATTTCAAAATATGCATCATAGTCTGAAAATCTACCAGTAGGCAGATCAGAGTATGACATAACGGTGCCGTAGCCAGCCCAGATCGAATTATCTTCTTTCTCTACTGGTGCTCGATATTCTGGTAGCAGATAGCCAAACGAATATTCAAAAATGTTTACTGTGCCTTGATGATCACCAAAGTGATGATCGAGTCCTAAAATGTGACCGACTTCGTGCACGAATGTTTCATGCGCTCGCTCATAGTATCGTGTTGCGGCATAATCCTGAAAGACTGTGTTCTGAAAACATTGTGTGATTCCTCGTGTTTTTTGGACTCCTCGTGTTCCATCTACTTGAGCAACACCACACGCAATAGGATCTTCCTCTTTCTTTTTAAACAGAAATGCAATGTCAGCCTCTGCGTTTCGTTGCCACTTTTCGACATCACTAAATTCGTAACGATCACCAAAGAATGCTGTGTACTGCCGCCTTAGATCACCTGCACCAACTTCTACCATTTTTAAATCGACAAGTCGAAGAACAATATAAACACCAGAATCAGCAAAGACTTTGTTGGCAAAATCCAATTCACGGCGAATGTATTCTTCATGTGTCAAGCCTTCCATGTCTTCTTCGGTGAGTTTGCTATCAACAACTGCGAGTAAATCGATTACTGCTAGTTGCTCATTATCCACTTCATATGGAAAGTCAACGCCTGTTCGCTGAAGCACACCATCACAATTCATGTAGTCATACCAAGGGTGTTTAGTGTCAGTTGGATCAGAAGGGCAAGATGCTGGCGGATCCATCTGAGGAATAAAACCACATTCTTCAGCATCTTCTTGTATAGTCTCAACCTGTTTGCCACCGTTTCCATCAGCTACGTCTTGCACAAGTGTAAGAAGCTGAATAAATCTATTCTCAGGACTAGGCTCTTCTACACAGTATGGTTCTGATAAAGGTGTGCCAAATGCGGGTGGAGGTTCATAGCCACATTCTTCTGAATTTTCTGTTTTTTCTACGATCTCGCCGCCAGCACCATCTGCTGTGACAATTACTAATGTGTGCGGATCTTCACAGTACTCATCTAAAACAGTGCCTTGTGCGGGATGATTAACAACTGGTGGTTGCTCTATAATAGCAGAAGATTCGTTACCGCCTGAACAACCTACAAGCAGAGCGAATACAAAGGGCATGTACTTAATCATATTATTAGTCCAAATAGTGCCTTAATTTATTTATATAAATACCATTATAAAGCAACTCACTTGGGAATATCAATGGCTGATTTTACATGCGATCCTACATATCTTGCGCCGACTGGATTTAAGGTTGCGCTTGATCGAAAGAACTATCCAAACATTCAGTTCTTTGCTCAACAAGTACAGCATCCTTCTATGGACATGACTGCTACTGAATTGCCTTATCGTAGAGTGGGTAATGTTGTTACACCGGGCGATACTTTGTCTTTCGGCACTGTCAGCATGGATATTCTGATGGACGAAAACATGAACGTCTATCAAGAAATCTATGACTGGATGCGCAGACTTGTCGAAGAAGAATATAAGTCAAATACAGGCAGACTGCTGTCCACTAATGCGGATGAAATTGGATCATTCTGTGATATCAGTGTGTCTGTATTGACAAGTCACAATAATATTGGTCGAACAATCAAGTATGTAAATGCACTGCCTACTTCGCTAGGTGACGTACAGTTTGCGGCTACGAGTCAGGGTGAATACATCACGTTCCCTGTCTCATTCAGATTTGATTATTTTGAGCTAGTGTGATATAATACACTTTGTGTATCTTTTAATACAGTAATGGTATATTATGAATTTAGAAAACATTCTTCAGGAGTGGAAGAAAGACTCACATATCGAGTATAACAAACTTGATGTGACTTCGCAAGAGACTCCTAAACTACACGCAAAATATCTTGAGCTATATAGTAACGCAAAGCTTAAACTCAAAGACGCGGAGTTTAAGCAGAAGGTATTGCTCAAAGACAAGTGGCTATATTACAACGGGAAGATGCCCGTCGAAACAGTGATTGAGAAAGGTTGGAATCCTGATCCGTTCGATGGTCTAAAAATTCTCAAAGGCGAGATGGATTACTACTACGATAGTGATCCTGAGATTATGGCAAGTGAAGCAAAACTCGCTTACATGAAAGAAGTTGTCGATACTCTCAAAGAGATTATGGACAACATTAAGTGGCGTCATTCGACGATAAAGAACATGATCGATTGGAAAAAGTTTGAGGCTGGATTTTGATTGGATTGCTAGGACTACTGGCTGTGTTTATGTGTCCGATGGTATTTGGTGGCATTACGTTTGTTTACTCGCACAGTGCAATACATCAAGAAACCTTAGACCGCTGGAAGCGACAAGAGTACGATGCAAATAATTAAACTCAAAATGAAAGACTATGCGATGCTTCAGTTGACCGAGTGTGAACCACACATTGTCACTGAACTGTCCGAGCATTTCACGTTTGAGGTACCAGGCGCTAAGTTTATGCCCGCTGTCAAACGCAGAGTTTGGGACGGCAAGATTCGTATGCTTGATCGAACTACTGGTCAGATAAATGCTGGCTTGTACTGGGCGATTAAGAAGTTTGCGATGGAGCGCGGCTATGGTATTAAAGTCGAAGAAGGACCATATGGCTATCCATACGCGACCAACAAAGTAAATCATCTCAAAACAATCGAGTGGCTTGACTCGCTCGATATGCCTTACAAGCCTCGTGACTATCAGTACGAAGCACTGACACACGCAATCAAATATCGTCGCGCTATTCTGCTGTCGCCCACTGGCTCTGGTAAGTCTTTTATCATCTACATGTTGATGCGATGGTACTTAGAAAATCGACAGGCGGGCAAAAAGATTCTACTGATTGTGCCTACGACCTCTCTTGTAGAGCAAATGTATTCAGACTTCAAAGACTATGGCTTTGACGTTGACAATAATTGTCATCGAATCTACAGCGGCAAAGATAAAGAGACGGACAAAGATATAGTCATCACAACATGGCAATCTATTTACAAACTGCACCCTGTTTGGTTTCACGAGTTTGGTTGCATCTTTGGCGATGAGGTACATGGATTCAAATCAAAATCGCTCTCATCAATTATGAACAAAGCTGTAAACGCTGAGTATCGATTCGGCACAACAGGTACACTTGACGGCACACAGGTACACAAATTGGTGCTTGAAGGTCTATTTGGTCCTGTTCATCGTGTGACTACAACGCACGAACTTCAGCAGAAAGATACGCTGGCTAAACTAAATATAGATATACTATTGCTTCAGTATTCTAAAGAACAGTGTAAAGAAATGGAGGGCAAGACCTATCAAGAAGAAATTGACTTCATCGTCTCAAACGAAAAGCGAAACAAATTCATTTCAAATCTTGCGGTCGATAGGAACGGAAATACGTTGGTTTTATTTAACTTGGTGGATCGTCATGGCAAGGTGTTGCGGGATCTGATTGAAACCAAGCTGAAAGATGGGCAACGATTATTTTACGTCTCTGGTGAAACCAAAACCAGCGACAGAGAGCAGATTCGGAATATTGTGGAGAAGCAAAAGGATTCTATTATACTCGCTAGTCTGGGTACTTTCTCCACTGGCATTAATATCAAAAATATACATAATATTATATTTGCGTCTCCTTCAAAAAGCCAAATCCGTGTCTTACAATCAATCGGAAGAGGACTAAGAAAATCTGATGATGGTACTGACGCACACTTGTTTGATATTGCAGATGATCTGCATTGGAAGTCACGAAAGAATTTTACATTGTTGCACAGTGCCGAGCGAATTAAAATTTATAATAATGAAAAGTTTCCTTACAAAATAACACAAATAGGAATGTGACATGGATTATCAAGACAATTTAGCACAGTTCAAATTTAGTAACGGCCAAGAAGTTGTTTGTGAAGTCATGGAGTGGCCTGAAGATAAAACTCAAGATATCATTGTTCGAAATGCCATGTCAATCATTATGGGCGAAGATCAAGATGGTGATAGAGTCTATATGTTTAGACCATGGGCGCATTATCTAGAAGCGCCTGACGAATATATTTTGGTGAACACTCTCCATGTTGTGAGTACAAATCGCCCTAGTGTTCATCTTGAAGAAGAGTATAAGTATGCTGTTACAGAGATGCACAAACACAGGCGACTCAGAGATGCTGCCGCAAGAAAAGAGCAGAATGAAGCCTTTGAAAGATTACAAAACGCTATGGTAAAAATGATTGAAAATGACTCTACTGGAATCTTATCAAACGTGCTACCATTTCCTAAACGCGATGACACATTGCATTAGTATATTCTGTCGCCCTGCGCGTGGAGTTAGATTTTAACACGATTTTTTTAATCTGTCAAGCTTTTTTTTAAACTAATTTTAGTTTATAATAGTAACAATATGTAAACCGTGAGTAGACATTTATGAAAGAAAACAAACCACATTACGTCAACAACGCTCAGTTTTCTGAGGCTGTTGTCGAGTACGTAAGACACGCCAACTCTGAAACCGAGGCTGGTAATCCAAAACCCATCGTGCCAAACTACGTTGCAGAGTGTTTTCTGAAGATCGCAGAAGGCTTGTCTCATAAGGCTAACTTTGTGCGGTACACGTACCGTGAAGAGATGGTCATGGACGCTGTAGAAAACTGTCTTAAGGCTATCGAGAACTACAATCTTGAAACTGCTACTCGCACAGGCAAACCCAACGCATTCGCATACTTTACACAGATTGCATGGTACGCATTTTTGCGCCGTATCGAGAAAGAGAAAAAGCAACAGGACGTTAAACTCAAGTTCATTGCCGAAGCAGATATCAGTCAATTTATGGAAAACGCTGATGACATTGATATGAGTGACGATACCACATTCTCTTTCATTGAAGAATTACGCTATCGAATTGACGCTGTAAAAGAAAGCGATCGAATGTTCAAAGAATATGCTACAAAAGAAAAGCGCCGCCGTAAAGCAAAAGTAGACTCAGACTTGACACAGTGGTTATAAATGGAGTATACTTGTATGTGGAAGTATGAGTGTAAGTCAGGCACGTACGCAGAGACGAGTCTACTTGCTTTGTTATGGACTATCTTTACTCACCGTTTGCATCATCTGATCGAGGACGGTAAGTTTACGGACTAATATGAAAATAGCATTGCTAAACGATACGCATTGTGGCATCCGCAATTCATCGGATATCATGATGAAGTATCAAGAGAAATTCTATTCTGAAGTATTCTTTCCTTATCTGTTAGAGAACAACATCACCAAGATTCTACACCTTGGTGACTACTACGATAATCGAAAGTTTATCAACTTCAAAGCCCTTGAACACAATCGTAAAATCTTCCTTGAGAAGTTGCGTGAACACAAGATACACATGGACATCATTCCTGGTAACCATGACGTATTCTACAAGAACACGAACGATCTGAGTTCACTGAAAGAACTGCTCGGTCACTACATGGCTGAAGTTCGTATCATCGAGAAGCCAACTGTGGTTGAGTATGATGGCACACCGGTTGCACTCGTGCCATGGATCAATGATGAGAACGAAGCAGAGACCGAAAAGTTTCTGAAGACGTGCAAAGCGTCTATCGTCGGCGCTCACCTAGAGTTAGAAGGCTTTGAGATGCAAGCAGGCATTCCATGTACGCATGGCATGAGTGCAGATGATTTCAAAAGATTTGACACAGTACTCACTGGTCACTTCCATACGAAATCAAATCACGGCAACATTCACTATCTTGGCTCACAGATGGAGTTCTTCTGGTCAGATGCACATGATCCAAAGTACTTTCACATCTTCGATACCAAGACACGTGAACTGACACCTGTACAAAACACCGTCACACTGTTTCATCGGCTGTACTACGATGATACCGTAGAGAAGGCTGAGTATAAGTATCGTACAGGCAAACTGCCCGACATCACTGACAAGTTCGTCAAGGTTGTTGTGGCTAACAAATCTAATCCAAAACTATTTGAACACTGGCTTGATCGTATTCAGTCCAAGCGTATTCATGAACTGAAGATCGCAGAGAACTTCGAAGAGTTCGTTGGTTCGTCGGTCGAAGATGATCGAGTATCTGTAGAGTCAACTGAACAATTGTTAAGCAGTTATATTGACGCTGTTGAAACACCTCTTGATAAAGGACATATTAAAAAACTTGTCCATGAATTAATGATAGAGGCTCAGACAGCAGATATAGTATAGAAACGCACCTGCCGTATTACCAGAGGTCTGGTGATGCTTGACACACTACTTTCGGTATGATATAGTACACATATGATTAAATTTACAAATTTGCGTTACCGTAACTTTTTGTCTACGGGCGATCAATTCACTGAAATTTCCTTAGATCGTGCTAGGTCTACTCTAGTCGTTGGACAAAACGGCGCTGGCAAATCGACAATGCTGGATGCGTTGTCGTTTGCCCTTTTTGGCAAAGCACATCGAAGCATCAACAAGGGTCAGTTAGTCAACTCAATCAACGGCAAAGCCATGCTAGTCGAAGTCGAGTTCTCAATTGGTCCATCAAACTATAAGATTGTGCGTGGCGTCAAGCCCAACAAGTTTGAAATCTGGAAAGATAATGTACTGATCAACCAAGACAGTCACAGTAAAGAGTACCAGAAAGTTCTTGAGCAGAACATTTTGAAATTGAATCACAAATCGTTTCACCAGATTGTGGTGCTTGGTAGTTCATCGTTCATTCCGTTCATGCAACTACCGGCACAGCATCGCCGTGAGGTGATTGAAGACTTGCTCGACATTAACGTGTTCTCTAAGATGAACACCATTTTGAAAGAACGCATTTCGATTCTGCGCGAGCGCGAGCGAGCCAACAAAGTTGCGTTAGAACTGATCGAAGAAAAGATCAAGACACAGCGCGACTACGTGGCTAAACTAGAAAAACTTAGCCGTGAGCAGAAGACCGAACGCCTAAAAGAAATTGCTGTACTGCAAGAGTCAATCACAACTCTTGGTCTTGGTCGTGTCTCTGTGTCTCAAGATCAGATGAAGAATCTGAAGAGTCAGATGGATGAGCTAAATAGTAAGATTCGTGAGGTCGAGAAATTCGACACACAATTTTCTACGAAGCAAAAAGCACTGAACAAAGAGATTAAGTTTTATGAAAGTAACTCCACTTGTCCCACCTGTGACCAAAGTATCGAGCCAGAGGTTAAGCAAGCAAAGACTGAAACAGCGGCTAGAAAGTGGGACGAATTCGAAGAAGCAAGACACCAAGCCTCAGCCCAAATCAAATCACTCTCGGATCGACATCGAAGTGTAGAAGAAAACATTGCGAAGATTCAAGAGCAGTTGAATCGCGAGTTTGAAATCAACACACAGATCACTCAGGCTCAAAATAGAATCGAGCAGTTACAACGAGAGGTCGATAAGGTTGAGACTGAGACTGACTCTGTAGAAGATTCGCTTTCGCAGTTAGAAATTTACACCAAAGAAGAGCAAGCCCTAACTAAAGACAGACGCCAACTGTCCGAAGAGGGTGCGTACAATACTGTCATCACAGAACTGTTAAAAGATACTGGCATCAAGACTAAGATCATCAAACAGTATTTGCCCGTGATCAATAATCTGGTCAACAAGTATCTGCAAGTTCTGGACTTCTATGTGTCGTTTCATCTGGACGATACGTTTAAAGAGTCTATTCGTTCTCGTTACAGAGACGAATTTTCGTACGACTCATTCAGCGAAGGAGAGAAACAGCGAATCGATTTAGCCTTGCTGTTCACTTGGCGTATGGTCGCAAAGATGAAGAATAGTGTCGCAACCAATCTTCTCATTCTTGACGAAACTTTCGATAGCAGTTTGGACGCTGACGGCGTAGACAACCTGTCGAAGATTCTTGAGACGCTTGACGAAGATACGTGCGTATTTGTTATTTCACACAAAGGAGAAATGCTTGACGGTAAATTTGATGAGAAAATTGAGTTCGTTAAATCAAAGAACTTCAGCAAAGTCGCTTGACCTCAAGCGCAGAAAAGTGTATAATTTATTGAAATTAACGTGCATAAAAGTGCGAGGATATTATGGAACTAACTGAAAAGACGTTGACTGTTCTGAAGAACTATGCAACGATTAACCCTAACGTTGTGATCAACAATGGCAACGTAATCAAAACAATCTCTGAGGCTAAGAATGTTCTTAGCAGTGCTGAGGTTGACGTTGAGTTTCCCAAGCAGGTCGGCATCTATGACCTGAGCGAGTTTCTCAGCGTCTTGTCTTTGGTTGATTCGCCACGTCTTACATTTGAAGACAACAACTTTTTGATCAGTGACGGTAGTGGTCGCACTCGTATCAAGTACTTTTACTCTGATATAGATATGCTTACTGTCCCGAGCAAAGACATCATCATGCCTGAGTGTGAGGTATCTTTCTCTCTGGATCGTGAGACGTTGACCCGAGTGAAGCGAGCGGCTTCTGTTCTTGGTCACACTGAAATGTCTTTGTCTGTTGTGAATGATGTATTGCAGTTGTCTGTAATCGATCAGAACGACAAGACTTCGAACGTATTCTCTATCGACGTTGATGGTGAGTACAAAGACGCAAATTTCAACTTCGTATTCAACATTGCGAACTTGAAGATGGTTGATGATGATTATCGAGTTGATATCTCATCTAAATTGATTTCTCATTTTGTCAATGAGATTAGCGGTATCCAATACTGGGTAGCACTTGAAAAAACTAGCACTTACGGAGAATAATGCTATGGCTAAGAATGAAACGAACGAAAGCGTCGAGCAACTGATGGAACTCGCTAATCGCGTGACCCGCAGTACTGTCGCTGTAATTGATACCGTGACCGGACGTGGTGGCTTTCGCGGTGAAGAACTCTCGACTATCGGCCAGTTGCGAGATCAATCTATTCAGTTGATTCAACTTGTTGAACAAATGCAAGGTGAATCTGGCGAATAATTCTGATATAATACTCCTATGAACAAACTCTGGACTATCTGGAAGTACGCTATCGGTAGCTTCAGTGATGACAAGACCGCAGACTATGACAATCATGTCGCGGTTATTCGAACGTTTGTTGTCGTAATCAATGTTGGCTGTGCTTGCATGATTATGGCAAACATCGTTCACAAATGGTAATTTTATTATGATGCGGAGTAATTTATGTCTAAAGATTTTCTCTGGGTTGAGAAGTATCGTCCTCGCAAGGTAGAAGACACAATTCTACCAAAAAAACTGAAAGAAGTTTTTACAAAGATCGTGCAGTCTGGTGAATTGCCTAACATGCTTTTTACCGGCACTGCTGGTCTTGGTAAAACTACCGTAGCACGAGCAATCTGTGATGAACTTGGCTATGACTACATTGTCATCAATGGTTCTGAAGAAGGTAACATCGATACGCTACGTGGCAAAATCAAGCGTTTTGCATCCTCTGTCTCTCTAGGTGGCGATGTCAAGGTCGTCATCCTAGACGAGGCTGATTATCTAAATCCTCAATCGACACAGCCAGCTCTTCGTGGCTTCATTGAAGAGTTTTCTGATAACTGTCGATTCATTCTGACTTGTAACTTCAAGAATCGAATCATCGAGCCGCTTCACTCTCGGTGTGGTGTATATGAATTCAATACGACCAAGAAAGAGATGCAGACTCTCTGTGCCGATTTCTTTGTGCGATTGATCCACATTCTTGAATCTGAGCAAGTCGCATTCAACAAAGACCTGCTTGCACAACTGATCATGAAGTACGCCCCAGACTGGCGGCGTGTAATCAATGAGTGTCAGCGGTACTCGATTGGCGGTCAATTGGAAACTACAGTTCTCAATAATGATGCAAGTGGTAACTACGATTCTCTTTTCAAGTCGCTCAAAGACAAAGACTTTAAAAAGATGCGCAGTTGGGTCGCTCAGAACGTAGACGTTGATGTGTCTGCAATCTTTCGTCAAATCTATGACAACATGTACGAGAAAGTGGACGCATCTTCGATTCCGCAACTGGTGTTGATTCTTGCTGACTACCAGTACAAGAATGCCTTCGTTGCTGATCATGAGTTGAACATCGTCGCATGTATGACTGAGATCATGGCAAACGTGGAGTTTAAATAATGAATCCGTTTGACTATGTGACAGCCATTAATCATGGCAAGCAAGACATCATGGACGATGATTTGAAAGAGAAAGCCTATAACTCTTTTCTGACAAATCGATCACTAAGTTATTTTCCTGATACCGTTGCCGCGGCTAACGTTATGAATCAGTTTCACCACTTGGATAACAAGTTACAATTTCATTTTTTACTAAATATAGTAAGAAAGCGAAAGCGGTTCTCTAAGTGGGAGAAACAAGAGACTTTCGATGACGTGGAAGCGGTAAAGGAGTATTATGGATACAGCAACGAAAAAGCACGTTCGGCTTTATCCCTCCTTTCACCTGATCAAATTAATGAAATAAGAACAAGGATCTACAAAGGTGGAAGAAAATAGAATTTGGAAACCAGCAGATATGCTGGAAGTGACGTTGAACGAACCCGATGATTTTCTCAAGGTTCGTGAGACATTGACAAGAATGGGTGTAGCATCTCGACGTGAAAACAAACTGTTTCAGTCATGTCATATCTTGCACAAACAAGGTCGGTACTTTATCGTGCACTTCAAAGAATTGTTTCTACTCGACGGCAAGAAGTCTAATCTAGAAGAGGCTGATGTTCTAAGAAGAAACACCATCGCTACTTTGTTAGCAGATTGGGGACTCGTGCAGATCGTCGATAAGGCTCAGGTAGCAGAGTGTGCACCACTGCGACAAGTGAAGATCATTTCTCACAAGGATAAAGATCAGTGGGAGTTGTGTCCAAAATATAATATCGGTAATAAGGCTTGACAGTCGAAGAACATTACGCTAGAATGGAAAAGATATTCGGCAAACTACCTAATCCCTATCATGAGCCTAAGCAGTTTGCCTATTTCGTCAAGCTATACAAATACTACCATTTCAGTAGAGATGGAAAGAATCACTGGGTTGCTTAAATTCTCGCAATCGATTCAACGTGACAAGTTTTCTTGCGTGAGAACTTGATCGGTGTTCCTTCTCTGACTTGACGCGAACGAAATTGAAACTGAGTGATTTCTTCTACGTCATATTCGCAGTTTGTTTTGATAGCGTACTTATTACCTTGCTTGTCTCTGATCTGAATTAAGTCGCTAGACGTATCAAACATGACAATCGGAGTAAGATTGGCAGTGACAACACTCTCATTAGCGAATGAGATTAGCGGTAACATAAGTAATACGAGGATGATGTTTTTCATATTTGCCTCCAGTCGCCTCACGGCGTAGTTATTGTTACAGTTTTATTACACTGTATATACATTATATATAGGTTTTTGGACTTAGACCATGAAAAAAGATGACAATCTTCTTGTGAAAATCAATAAGGAAGATAAGAAAGAATTTATTGCGCTGTGTAAAGAAATGGACACAAGCGCATCTCGTGAAGTGAGACACTTCATAAAAAAATTTATACAAGAGAACCAAAAGCAAACTTCTCGCGTATAAATAACCGCGTGATGCCTTTATAGGGTCACATATACAACACAACCTTGCTTAATTAATTAGGAGGTACCGTTTATGGTAACTAAAGCATTTACCTTTCCACGTTCGCATTTTATTGGCTTCGATCACGTTTGGTCTGAGATTGAACGTCTTTCAGAGATGTCAGACAACAAACTTTTTCCTCCACACAACGTAGTCAAGCATGACGAATCAACGTTTTCAATCGAACTTGCACTGGCTGGTTATAGCAGAGACAACCTAGAAATTGAAGTGAAAGAAGGCAACGCTCTTCTTGTGATTTCTGGCGACAACCGAGTCGAAGAGTTTGAAAACGAGCGATCAAAGGAGTACCTGCATCGTGGAATCTCAGGTAAGAAGTTTACTCGCACCTTTAGACTGTCAGAACATGTTGTTGTTGATGGAGCAGACTTCGTGGACGGATTACTCGTCATTAACTTGAGAGTAGAGATTCCTGAAGAAAAGCGTCCGAGAAAAATCTCAATCTCATCTTAAAGGACGTAATACAATTGAAAAGAATTTTAGCCCTCGCACTTGCATTGGGTTTATCTGCTAGTGTTAGCGCCAATGATGTTGAAGAAGTAAAAGTGTATGCGACAAAGATCGACAACTCAGGCTATACTATGAGAGCCGGTCTGACGAACGTTGCGCTGTTGCACGAATACGACGAAAGACTTGACACTTGGCATTACATTGGTTATACTGATGAATACGGTCAAACTGTAACAGTTGATGTTGATAAATCTATCAACAAAGCTATTGCAGACGCCGTGAAGACATTCTTCAGTGTCGATTAACCCGATGTATAAATATTAACGGTTTGCGGAGTTCCGTTTAAATAAAACTCCGCTCTACATAAGGAGCTAATTATGATCAAGGCAATTGGGGATTGGGTAAAAGATTTCTTTATGGGTCTGACTCATGAACAAGCAGGATGGTTAACCATCGGAACTGTTGGGGTCATTGTACTTCTAGCTATCGTATAGGATTTATTATGATTGATGCATACATGCAGGTCGATCTTAACGATCCTCTCGCTGTAAAATATCATAAAGTCGCATTGAAATCCTTTGAATGCGTATCAGACATTTTCAGAATAAATGTTGTGCAGTGTATCACGCCTGATACGCTTCTCGATCTACCATTCTCAGAAGATAAAAGAAGATCACCTCAAGAAAAAGCCTCTTTGTGTTCTCAATACAGAATGCATAAGCGCATGTCCCAAGAAGGTCCAATGAAGCGGTTCTTTATTATGGAACACGATGCATATCTAAGACCTGATCAAGAAGAAACGTTTCGCATGATCATGTCTAAGTGGGAACAAATGATCACTCTTAATATTGGCATTGCTATGGAATGCTACACGTGTAAGCGCCAAATTTCTAAGTTGTTTTGTGAGGCTGTAGAAAACGATAAGACCACAAAAATGACTGGTCCTATGGGTATTCTGCATTCAGTCACAGATGCTTGGGTAAAGAAGAACAATCTTCAAGTCCGTGCGGTATACTGGCCCAAGATCGGTAAAGACAACAAAACAGGAGTTTCGAATGATGTGACTCGTGCACATCGAAAGCCTCAGATAGTTATCGAGGCTCCTGTCACACAATTAATTGATACGAGTTTGGGAACAACTGTAACTGATCGACCAGAGTCGCAAGTAAAAAATTACTACAACCAAGACACGCATCCTAATTTTCATTTCGTCAATTTGTCGGAATCGGTTGACAATTCTACTGATACTTTAGTATAATACGTACATGAAATTTTATACGAATGTTGTCCGCGCGGGCAACAAAATACTCTATCGTGGTTACGAAAGTGGATCTCGCGTCGAGCGTAGAATTCCGTACACTCCTACCCTGTTCGTTGAAAGCAATCGTGCAACTGGCAAGTACAAGACGCTCTACGGTAAGTCTGTCGAGCCTATGCAGTTCGGTGACATGCGTGAAGCTTCTGACTTTATGAAGCAGTACGAGAACGTTCCTAACTTCTCCGTACATGGTCAGACGAATTATGTCACTCAGTTCATCGGCGACACTTTTCCTAACGATATCAAGTTTGATCGTGACCTGATCAACGTAATGACTATCGACATCGAGGTCGCATCTGATCAAGGCTTTCCTCATCCGAGAGAAGCCGCACATCCTATTATCTCTATCGCCGCCAAGTCTAATCGATCAAAGACTTACTATGTGTGGGGTATGGACAATTACGATACGGATCTGAACGATCATGACATCACCTACTTTCGTTGTGAAAATGAATATGATCTACTCACTGCGTTTCTTGGTTGGTGGCAAGGCAACTGCCCAGATGTACTGACTGGCTGGAACTCCAAACTCTTTGACATTCCATATCTGGTGCGCCGTACTCAACAAGTTCTCCATGCCGAGGCTGTAAAGAAGTTCTCGCCGTGGGGTCTCGTGCGTGAGCGTGAGATTCGCATGATGAACACGGTTGAGATTGCATATGAGATCGAGGGCATCTCTCAGATGGACTACCTTGATCTGTTCAAGAAGTTTGGCAAGCAGACCTGGGGTGAGCAAGAATCATACAAGCTTGATCATATCGCACACGTGATACTTGGCGAGCGCAAACTGTCGTATGAAGAATACGGTTCGCTTCACAGTCTGTACAAGCATGACTACCAAAAGTTCATTGACTACAACATCAAAGACGTTGAACTGGTTGATCGTTTCGAAGAGAAGATGGGTCTGATCTCGCTGGCTATGACTATGGCATACCAAGCAAAGACAAACTACCAAGACACGTTTGGCACCACTGCGATCTGGGATTCAATCATCTATAATCAACTGCGGCAAAAGAACGTGGTGATTCCTGGCAAGCCTGACATTGACCATGACGCTGGCAAGATCGTCGGCGGCTATGTAAAAGATCCCATGGTCGGTGCGCACGATTGGGTTGTGTCGTTCGACCTTAACTCTCTGTATCCGAACATCATCGTGCAGTACAACATGTCGCCCGAGACAATGTGCTACGACGAAAACGTAGAGACCACGAAGTGTGCCAATGGTGCGATGTTCCGAAAAGACTTTGAGGGCATCATCCCTAACGTGATTCGTAAGTTCTATGATGATCGTGTGACCATCAAGGGCAACATGCTCAAAGCCAAACAGCAATACGAAGAAGCGCCTACCAAGAAACTTGAGAACGAAATCGCTACGATGGACAATCAGCAGATGGCGATCAAGATTCTGATGAACTCTCTCTATGGTGCACTCGCCAACAAATACTTTCGGTACTTCGATCAGAAGATTGCTGAGGGTGTGACCACAAATGGTCAGCGAGCAATCAAGTGTGCCGAGAAAGCAGTGAACGATGAGATGCAAGAGATTCTTGGTACCAAAGACGACTACGTGATTGCAATCGACACCGACTCTGTGTACATTAACTTCGCACCGCTGGTCGAGTTGCACAAGCCTGTCAATCCCGTCAACTTCTGTAGTAAAGTCGCAGAACATTTTGAAACTAAAATCGCAGAAGCCTATGCAAAGCTGGCGGACGAGACTAGTGCGTACGAAAATCGTATGGTGATGAAGCGTGAAGCGATTGCTGATCGCGGCATCTGGATGGCTAAGAAGCGATACATTCTAAATGTCCATGACAACGAGGGTGTGCGGTACGCTCAGCCGAAACTCAAGATGATGGGTATCGAAGCGATCAAGTCTAGTACGCCGCAGGTCGTACGTGACAAAATGAAAGAGACGTTCAAAGTAATCATCGAGGGCACTGAGTCTGACACGCAACGATTCATTGCCAACTTCAAGGCTGAGTTTAAAAACCTAGAGCCCGAAGTAATTGCGTTTCCGCGTGGCGTCTCTGAAGTGACAAAGTGGAAAGATCGTCAGACTATTTACGGCAAGGGCACACCGATTCATGTTCGTGGCTCTCTGCTATATAATCATTATGTTAAGCAAGCTGGCTTACAAGACAAATACGAGTTGATTCAAGACGGTGAGAAAATTAAGTTTCTGTACCTCCGCCAGCCGAACAAGATTAAAGAGAACGTAATATCTTTTCCAATGCAGTTGCCCAAAGAACTTGGCTTGCACGTGTCAATAGATTATGATATGATGTTCGTTAAAACATTCCTTGATCCGCTTGAGCCAATTCTCGCCGCAGTCGGCTGGTCAGCAGAACCAAGGGCAACGCTTGAGGACTTCTTTGGATGAATCTAGAACACTTATCTTTTCCTGATATAGGATGGGGTTACATGCCACCGACTGATGATGTGTTTAGAGCGTTTGAGTGGGCACAAAAACTCTTCAAGCCGAAGCGAGTTTTAGAGATCGGTTTTCATCTTGGTCATTCGACCACATATCAACTTGAGATATACAAAGACCTTGAAAAGATGATTTCTTGCTCGCCTTACGAAGATCGAAACGGCAAAGTAGACGATAGAATCAATCCTGCGGCACGATGGCTTGCCGCTATAAAACTATCGAAGATGTATCGAAATAAGTGGCGATGGATTCCTGGCAAAGCACATCAAATGATAGACGAAATTTCTATCTACGATTACGACTTCGCACTAATCGATGGCGGTCACACTTATCCTGCGGCTTCACATGATATGACTATGTGCATTGATCTCGGCATTAAAGCTATGTTGATCGATAACTTTGAGTTGGTTCCTGTTCGCGATGCATTCGCAGACCATCACGAACTAAAGTTGATAAAAAAGTTCTACTACGAGCAAACGTTCAAGGGTAGACGTAAGATGAATCAATTGGCATTGGTAAAGGTTGACAGCCCACAACTTAATCTGTTATAATTTCTGAATGAAACTAGAACTGACGCTGTTTAAAAATCGTTATGACAATAAGACTCATAAACGAATGACCATGAATAATTGGCATGAGTTTACTGAGTTGCTGTCTGGTTTGTCTAGCATACCCGAGTCGAAGAAAACTGCTTCGCTGATTAGTCCTGCAATTTATACTGAAGGTACAACAAGATCAAATGACAACGTTGAGTACTGGGGTCGCTGGGCGGCTGTCGATGTTGATGATGTCACTTTTGAGGAGCCACTAACAAATGAGCTTCATAGTAGGTATGGGCATTGGAACTTTGTGTGTTATTCTACTGCAAGTAGTACAGTCGATACACCTAAATTCCGACTTGTATTTGAACTTACACGAAACGTCGAGCGAGATGAGATCCGACATTTCTGGCATGCCCTCAACACAGAACTTGGTGAGATCGGCGATGCTCAGACAAAGGATCTTAGTCGTATGTACTACGTTCCTGCTCAGTATTTCGACGCTCATAATTTTATGTTTTCTAATCACGGCGACCCTATTGATCCAGACTACTTAAAGGCTAAACATCCATACAAAGAGAAAGAAGGCAAAAACTTTTTAGATCGTCTGCCGCCCGAGTTGCAAAAAGCAGTGCTTGAGCATCGTAAGCAAGCACTAGATAACACCAACGTTTCTTGGTCCAGCTATCGTGATTGCCCGTTTTGGCCAAAGAAACTTTCTATGCAGTATCAAACAATAACGAGTACCGGATGGTATCACAAGATGTATCAGATCATGGTTGCTACAGCAGGCAATGCCATCAAGAATGGTTATCCTATTTCTGCAAAGCAAATCGCAGAACTTTGTAGACAATTTGACAATGAGAATGGAATGTGGTATACTAATCGACCACTAGAGAAAGAAGCTGATAGAGCAGTTGAATATGCCTATCGCAACAACTAGGAGCAAATAATGAGTGATAATGTAACTGAAATCGCGCCAAAACTGAGCGAACCTCAAGTGGCAGCCGATGGAACTGTTGTACGAGTAGATGAAGAAGGCTGGGAGCATCCTCAATCACCGCCTATTGGTCAAGAGGAAGCTGGTCTTCAGACGATGAAAGCGGGCATTATTGGTAGCAATATGCTTGCTGATGCAACTGCTGTTGCTTTCAATACCAAAGCATCTGAGTTTGTAAGAGCAGAATCGTTTAATGACGTTGATGCTCTGATTGAGTCGCGACCTACTATCGTATTCATCTGTGAAGAAATTCCTTTGATGAAAAACGATACGTTCGATGACGCGGATTTTCTAAACGCTGTAAACAAATTGTTTAAGCAAACCGAGTGTGCCATCTGCATTCGATCAACGCTAAACATCGAAACAACTCAGCGGTTGATTGCGACTCTGGGCTATGATGTCTTTAGCGCAAAAGTTTGTTACTTCCCTGAGATGAGTGATGCAACAAACATGGGTGAAATTTTAGTCTCTGACTATCATATAGTTGGTGGCGAAGAAAAGCCTCGGCAAGCATTAATGCAACTTCTGCAACACGCGAGCCATTTCTCAGCCGCACAAGTTGCTGTTGGTAGCATTTGGGAAGTAATTTATGCTAAACTAGGTCTTGCGGGCTTCAAAGCAGTCAAGCAGACTTTCTTTAATCAGTTGTATGATACCATTCTTGATGTTAAGAATGCGAATCCAACAATCGTTCGACGTTTGATGGAGAATGCACCTGACATTACTGACAAGAGTGTCATGGTTCCTACGTTCGTTCGTGCGAAGACTGACGATTCGATTAGTTACAAGCAAGCCCGTGGGTATGCTGGTGAATTCTTGAATCACGATGTACGCGCACTTGCGGGTCTGTCTGACAAACTACCGCTAATTGATGAGTGCATTAACTTTAAAAATCTGAAGGACTAATATATGTCAGTAATGAACAAGCTGAAGAAAAACTCTAAAGTCGCACACACGGCTGTGCTGTCTGAGTCTGAGTTTTTTCAAGAGCGTGAGATTACAACCCTCGACGTTCCTATGTTGAATGTCGCTCTGTCTGGTAGTCTGAAGGGTGGACTGGCGTCAGGACTTACTGTTCTCGCTGGTCCATCTAAGCACTTTAAAACTTCGTTTGCACTAAAGATGGCGGCTGAGTTTTTGAAGTCTGATCCAGATGCAGTAATGCTGTTCTATGATTCTGAGTTTGGTTCGCCTCAGTCTTACTTTGAAACGTTTGGTATTGATGTGAATCGTGTGCTCCACACGCCTATCACCAATGTCGAAGAACTGAAGTTTGATCTGATCAACCAGCTTGAGAATCTGGACAAAGCCGATAAAGTTATTGTGGTGATTGACTCTATTGGTAACCTAGCATCTAAGAAAGAACTTGAGGATGCAATCAACGAAAAGTCTGTGGCTGATATGTCACGTGCGAAAGCACTCAAGGGCTTGTTCAGAATGACAACTCCTTATCTGACGATGAAGAACATTCCTCTTCTTGCAATCAATCATACGTACAAAGAGATTGGTTTGTTTCCGAAAGATATTGTTGGCGGTGGTACCGGTATCTACTACTCTGCTGATAACATCTGGATTCTCGGTCGTCGGCAGAACAAAACTGGCACTGAGGTAACTGGTTATGACTTTATTATCAACGTCGAAAAGTCTCGATTTGTTAAAGAGAAGTCAAAGATTCCTATCCGAGTTTCTTGGGAAGGTGGGATTGAGCCTTATAGTGGTCTTCTGGATGTTGCTCTTGCTGGTGGTTTTGTTATTAAGCCTAGTAACGGCTGGTATCAACTGGTTGATAAAGCTACTGGACAACTGGTTGGCGGAAAGGTCAGAGAGAAAGACACGCTCGCGCATTCTTTCTGGGAAGGACTATTAGAAGACGAAGACTTCCAGTCGTTCATTGAAAAGCAATACAAGATTGGTGCTGGTGCATCGATTGAACTTGATCTAGAAATGGAAGTTGAGTGATGGGTATTGGAGTAGCACGAGAAGGAATTGACTATCAGTTGATTCCTGCTACAGACGATGAGCGCGATCAGTCTTGGGATATTCGTATCATCAAGGGTGAGTTTACTGAGACTGTATTGCGTTTTGGAAACATTGCTTTCGACGGAGAAAATGATTGCTTAAACTTTAATTTTATGATAGTATCAACACCTGATACTGAATTGACAGAAGCGAACGTAGCCCTTCAAGATCGAGCCGCAGAAGTTCTTGCGTCTGTTCTTGAAGAAGCGGCGCAAACCGGTAGTTTACAATTAGGCAATCCCGACGATGACAGTGAAGATTGATTTAGAACAAACAATCATTCGAAACATTTTGACAAATGAACCTTACATGCGTAAGGTCATTCCTTTCATTAAGAAAGAATACTTCGAAGGTGTGTACCAACATCTGTTCACTGAGGTGACGAAGTTTGTTGGCAAATACAATAAGTTGCCGACGCTAGAATCTTTTAAGATTGAATTGGATCAGTCTGACAAATTGACTGACCAGATGTACACTCATGCCATGGACATTCTTCCTAACATCTTTGAGGTGAAAGAAGAGAATGATACGTGGCTATTAGATACAACAGAAAAGTGGTGTCAAGATCGTGCGGTCTATCGTGCTATCATGGAGTCGATTACAATCATCGACGGTAAGCATGAGAAGCTATCAAAGAACGCTCTGCCTGACATCCTACAGAATGCACTAGCCGTATCGTTCGACACGAACGTAGGTCATGACTACCTTGAAAACGTAGATGAACGATACGCCTTTTATCATGAGCAAGAAGAGCGCATCCCCTTCGATCTCGATTACTTCAATCGAATCACAAAGGGTGGACTGCCAAATAAGACGCTAAACATCGCCTTGGCAGGCACGGGTGTTGGTAAGTCATTGTTCATGTGTCACGTTGCGGCTAGTGCCCTATCGCAGGGTCGTAATGTCTTGTACATTACGATGGAGATGGCAGAGGAGCGCATTGCTGAACGCATTGACGCAAATCTGCTGAATGTGCCAATCGATCAGTTAGAGAACATGTCGCAGACAATGTTCACTGACCGTGTGCGTCAAATTGCGAATAGCACAAACGGTAAGCTGATCATCAAGGAGTACCCGACTGGACAGGCTCATAGCGGTCACTTCCGGGCGTTGCTGATGGAACTCAAACTGAAGAAAAAGTTTGTTCCCGAGTTAATCTTCATTGATTACTTGAACATCTGTGCATCGTCTAGAATGAAAGCCATGGGCGGTGCAATCAACTCTTATACTTATGTCAAGGCTATCGCAGAAGAAATACGCGGGCTTGCTGTAGAGTTTGATGTGCCTATTGTGTCAGCAACACAAACGACTCGGTCGGGGTATGGCAATTCTGATCCTGGACTAGAAGACACATCTGAGTCTTTCGGTCTTCCTGCAACGGCTGACCTGATGTTCGCCCTTGTGTCCAACGATGAGCTAAATAGTCTTGGACAGATAATGGTGAAACAGTTAAAGAATCGTTACAATGATCCTAACGTCGATAAGCGATTTGTGATTGGCGTAGATCGAAGTAAGATGAAACTATATGATGTAGATGAAACACAACAGAACCTTGTTGATGATGATATACCGGTTTTTGACAAATCGTCTTCGGGCGAAAAACTCAAGAACATAAAAATCTTCTAGGAGGTGCGTTATGGATCCCTACACTCATACTCTTATTGCAGTAGGGCTGATGTTTGGCTCGTATTGGGCTGGTAGACATCTTGGTTATAAAGACGGCTTGATCGATGTATGGTCTGCTTTGCTTACAGTCTTTGATGCTAAGTCTATCGTTATTAATGAAAATGAAGAACTGATTGTCACTGACAAAAACGGTGCCGAAAGAAAGGTGAATTGATGGCTATTGAATATAAGTTTCGTGAAGATGAGTTGATCCAAGAATTCAAAGACTACATTGACGCTACGTACAGCGGTCACTATGGTCATGGTGGATTCCAATCGAGTGAAGTAATTGTTGATCGTGGGCATGGTCTCGGTTTCTTTCTTGGCAACGTTGATAAATACAACGGTCGATATGGCAAGAAAGGTTCTTCAGACGACCATCGCAAAGACTTGATGAAGATTCTGCACTATGCACTTCTTGCACTGTACGAACATGACCGACTGAATCCTGTAGTGTCAATCAAGATGGATACCGATTGGCTCGATCATGCGCCTTCTAAAGATACTATCGGTCTAGGTCCACTCACAGTAGATACAATTTCGTATCCATCAATCAACATTGAGAGTGACGTGAAAGTGGACATCACTGATTATCCTGAGTATGATGTTAAATTCAACGTAGACGGACTCAAGGTATGACAGAAGACATTTTCGATTTTGGCTTTACAGCCGTAACTGAAGAAGAGTTGGAGATTGTTCAGAAATCTTCGACAGAAAAGGATGCGGTTGAAAGTCGGCTCGATAAGTTGTATAATGCTATTCAACCATTGTTGGATAATCTGAGAAAGAATCCAGAGAAGGACTATATCTATTGGCCCAATCGTCTGGATAAAGTCGATCAGTTTAGGGATTACATCGACGACATCTATACTGGAAAGTAAATGACATTTAACATGAAGGCCGCTAAGACGGCTGTAAGTGATACAATCGTAGCAACACCAATTAACTTAGTTCTCAACTACATACTTCTCAAAATGTTTCTACCTCTCAGTTTGACTGCGGAGTTGATGACTATAATCTTTACTTCCATATTTTTCGTTGTCGCTTGCGTCCGAAAATATTTTGTGATATCATTCTTTAATAGGAGAAATAAATGACTAGCCCCGTAAAAGTGCCTGACGTTGTATTCAAAACTCGGGTTCGTGATGATTCAATCCCCGGTGCAAATCCGTATCGATGGGAAGATGTGACCAGTGAAGACCTTTTCATGGGTAAGTCTGTGATCGTCTTTTCTCTTCCTGGTGCATTTACGCCGACTTGCTCTACGTATCAACTGCCCAACTTTGAGAAGTTGTATGGCGACTTCAAGCAGTACGGCGTTGATGATATCTACTGCATCTCGGTCAATGATGCGTTCGTGATGAATGCATGGGCAAAGGCTCAAGGGCTCAAGCACGTTAAAGTGATTCCTGATGGTTCAGGTTATTTCACTGAAGATATGGGCATGCTTGTCGCCAAAGACAATCTAGGCTTTGGCAATCGTTCGTGGCGCTATGCGATGCATGTAATTGATGGCGTGATCGTTAAAATGTTCGAAGAACCAGGTCGCGAAGATAATTGCGAAACTGACCCATACGAGGTCACTTCTCCTGAAAACATTCTGTCTTACTTCGGAGGATAAAATGCAGAATCCAGAACAGTTCATTAATGCAGTAAAGCAAGGTGTTGTCACCGTTGTCTTCAAAAAGATCAACACCGACGAGATTCGTATCATGCCCTGTACGCTCAATGCTGAGATCGCAGGTAAAGAAATCGCGGTTCAAGACATGGATCCTAGCAGTAGCAACTTTGCTGTCTGGTGTCTTGACAAAGATGCATGGCGCTCGTTTCGTGTGAATACCGTAATTGAGTGGTACGAAGGCTATCCGAAAGAGGAGGCTGTTGCATGAGAGATAAGATCGTCGAAGTCGCAAAAGCGCATTTCGAAGCAAGCATTCACAAGCACCGAATGAATGCAGAACTCATTCTGGAGAATCCTGTGGCTGTCGCAGAACATCCAGATATGATGGAAACCCTTGAAACTGAACTAAGCAAGATGGCTGAATATCATGATCGACTGGAAATGCTTGAAACTTACTTTTAGCATCTTGGCGCTACTCACCGTGAGTGGGTGCGCCAATCTCCCTTGCTGGAACGTCTCTGTCAATGGCGGCGTTCCTGGCGTGGCTAACGGCAATGCCCGTGGTCAAATCTGCCCTCCACCCGCTCCAGAAAAAGAAGAGACTGGACAACGAAGCTTTCGACCCCCCGCTTAAGTCATTGATTTATAAGCTTATAACAAAAAAGTCTAAAAAAAGTTTAAAAAACCGTTGACGACCACCCAGATTCCTGCGATAATTACTATGTAATTTGAGATGAGAGGTTGTTTGTTATGGCGTATGTAAGTCAAGAAATGAAGAAGAAGTTGGCTCCCGGCATCAAGGCTGTACTCAAGAAGTACGGCATGAAGGGAACTCTTGCGGTTCAGCATCACAGCGGCTTAGTCTGCAACATCAAGAGCGGTAAGCTTGATGTTCTTGGTGCCCTTGAAGGTGGTAACGAGTTTGATCGAGACTACATTCAGGTCAACCCTTACTGGATCGAAGAGAACTACAACTGTCCTAAAGTTGTTGCATTTTTGAGCGAACTCAAAGCCGCTCTTGAGGGTCCTGACTTCTTCTGCAACGATGACATTATGACTGACTATTTTCACAGAAGTCACTATGTCTACATCAACGTTGGTCAGTTTGGCAAACCTTACGTTCTGGAGGCTTAATTATGTTGAAGTATGAAAACACTGCTGAGATCGGTGACGTTATCAAAGCGTTTGACTTTGAACCTATCGAGGGTCGTCACGAGCACTTTATTGTTGGTCGTGTCATCAAGAAGGGTACTGTGATTCACCCTCTCCATAAGTTTCCGATGTTCGAAGGATTTCACATCGAGATCACAGGCGCTGACACGGACGATGATTCGCGAATCGGTGACATCGGCTACGTTCCCTTCGAAACTACTTTCGACTACGATGGTCGTGTTCAGGTGATTTCGTAATGCATGACGCTCTAATCTACATGGTGACTTACGAAGGTCAATGGAACGGCAAGACCGGTGAGTCACCTTATACTTGGATCGAGTATTCTTGGTCTGCCGCAGAGTCGTTGAAGCAAGAACTTGAAGATCGTTATCCTGATCGGGTTTGGTCTATCGTTGAAAAGGACGTGTCATGAGTTACGAAGAATTCAGGTCACTATATAAAAAGCTAGTGACGGAACTGTTGACTGACACCAGTCCAAAAGTTCCAAAAATGATTTATTCAAAGCAGTCGTTAGAAATCTGCGAACGTTTGTCTGATCTGTGCGAGGAGTATCCAGAATATGAAGAAAGGGTCGATAGCGAAACTTGGGGAGAGATTAATGGACGCGCTGTCGGATATTGACTACCGACGTGCGTTTAAGTTATCATTGATAGTTGTTCCAGTGTTGATCTGGGACATTTTTTATTTGGTCGTAGAAAAGTTCTATGACCTCTGCACTTACATCGACGATGTGGGTGGCAGTTATCTTGAAAAATTTATGGAGAAGTGAATGCCACGCATCGTTGTTACTGGTCTAGGTCCTGTTGGTACTGCTGTTGGTACTGCCCTAGCAAATCATCCAGACATTGACCTGTTCTTTGATGATCCCGCTAAGGGTTCTAATTTTCCATTCGACATGGTTGACACTGTTGATGGTGTTGTTGTCTGTGTTGCTACGCCCATGGGCGAAGACGGTTCATGTTATACTGATAACATCGTTGATGTTTTCAATAAGTATCGTGACACTAAGTACCTGATCAAGTCGACCACGAATCCCGTTTTTCTGCGTGAGTTTGATCATCTGGACATCACGTTCAGCCCTGAGTATCTGCGTGGCACAACTGGTTCAGATCCGACGCAAGAGTTTATCGACTCTGAGTTTGCGATCTATGGTGGCGGTTCTATGCGCTGGTGGCACGAGATATTCGCACCCGTCTTGCCTAATCTGAAGAACGTGCGATACATGACTGCTGAACAAGCCTCGTTTGCAAAGTACTTTTTGAATTGCTTCCTTGCAACCAAAGTGACGTTCTTTAATCAGGCTTATGAGATTTTTCAAGCATGTGGCGGTCAAGACTTCGACGTTGTGATCGATGGTCTCTGCCTTGATCCACGTGTCGGTCGCTCGCACACTGCTGTTCCTGGTCCTGATGGAATGTTTGGTTATGGCGGACACTGTTTTCCGAAAGACATGTCTGCGTTCATGAAGTTTGGTGAAGAAGCGGGTGCTGATGTGCAGTTCTTAAAGGATACTATCGATGCAAATACCAGATACCGCTCGTAGCTATACGCTTGATGTGCAGGAAGATTCAGATGGTCAATATCTGATCTTTCCTGACGAAGAGATGGAGTTGCTTGGCTGGAAAGAAGGCGACGATATCGAATGGATAGACAATGGTAATGGGTCTTGGACTCTGAGGAAAAAAGAAATGCAGAAAGTGATGATCGAACTTGAAGACGAACAGGTCGATGCCATCGTTATTCAAGAATTAAAAAATGCGATTGCGTCATTTGAGCAAAGCATTGAAGAGCGCAGTAACGGTGAAGGTCTTGCTTGGTACGACAGTGATCCGGTTAAAGATGTGAATTATCTTGTTGACCAGGTTCGTGCGTTCATGACCGTACTTGAATATTACGGAGTGCCCGGTGAAGATTTTAATCGAAAAGTGTAGCGATCCCTCTCGTTGGTATGCAGACAAGGTTGGTCAATACGTTCCCTTTCTAGAAGATTGTGGCAACGAGTATAAGTCTTTGCAAGATCCCGATCCACAGATGAGCGGTCATCGCTTCATCAATTTCGTTTTGAAAACAGATTGTGTGCTAGTGGAGAGTTCTGATGATTGATAAAAGTTATGTTGAGATTGATGCCTCTTCTTGGTTGACCAGCGATGGATATGTTGAGGTTGGTGTGTATCTTGGCGAGGGTGCTTGTGAGCCTTGTCATATCGATAAGGTAAGTCTTCTCGACTTGATCGACAAAGACCTTCAAAGTTATACTGTTTCTTTCTCAGACCAGATCGTTGAAGGTCATTTCAAAGATGTTGAGGAGCTTCTCAAGAGTCTGAAAAAAGCATACAAGTATGCCAAGAAACGTGCCAAGGAACTGGGTTATGAAAATTGAAGTGATTTCAGTAGACGAAGAAACCGGTAAAGTAGAGTTAGACCTCGACGAAGAAGCACGAGTGTGGTTAATAGAAGTCGGGTTCAATAAAGTTCTGCGTGATGCGATAGAGGCGAGTAATGAGCGTCAGAAGTCTGTGGGTAGGCGACTAATGGACAAATATTCCGGAGCACTCTCTGGTCTTGAGGCGAGTGATGATTAAACCAGCACTAGATAAACCTTACATTACATTAATTTGTAATCCTTACGAGTATGAGTCGTCAACGAACACACGAGTAACAATTGATGTAATGGAAAAAGATTTGAGTCGAGATGATATGATTGGAGTCCTAGAAGACTTTATGAAAGCAATTGGTTATCATTTTGATCAAGGTGAGCATTTAGGAATTGAATGGGAGTAGTAAATGAAAGCAGGTAAGATATGGGGTAACACGGAACTCATCGAACACAATAACACGTTTGAGTTTCATCGAATCGAGTTTATGGCAAACCATTGCTGTAGCGAACACTATCATAAGACCAAGTGGAATGGTTTTTACGTTGAGTCTGGTGTTCTGATGGTGCGCACTTGGCCTGATGGTACTGAGCCAAACACGTCTCG